CTTATACAACTGATGAAAAGAAGATAATCCAAGACCGAATTGTTTTAGCAGTCATGACCAGGCTTGGTGAAAGAGTCATGAGACCTAGTTTTGGAAGCAGTGTTCATGATGCCCTGTTTGAAAGTATGGATGGGGCAGCCAATATAGTGCGACAGGCGGTTGCGGCCTGCTTTGCAAAATGGTTCCCAGACCTAGAGCTTGAAGATGTTGCAGCTGCCCCAGATGAAAATGGTGGTGGCATTGTGTTTGAAATTAAATATAGAAAAGCTTTACAAAAGATATCCGAATCATTGCTGGTCCGTACATCGGTACTTACCAGGGCAGCCGAACTAGTTAGGGAGGTAGGACGTGGCTAATTACGTTCCTCAAGTAGACTACACATCTAGAGATTATGAGACCTTGAGAGAGGAACTCATAAACCTAATTCCATTTTTTGCACCACAGTGGACCAACCGCGACCCAGCTGATTTTGGCATGACCTTAATTGAGCTTTTCTCATATATGGGAGACCAACTCAATTACTACATAGACCGTTCGGCAAACGAAGCGTTTATATCAACCGCTAGCCAGCGTGAGAGTGTTCTTCGACTAGCAAGAATTCTTGGGTACACCCCAATTGAAAGCACCGCCTCTACCGTTCTTTTAACTTTTGGTAATTCTTCTAATAGTCCTATTGTCGTTCCAGCAAAGACAAAAGTGGCCACAAGCGCATCCTCTGGAGGTACGCAAGTAATATTTGAAACAAATGAAGCTGTAACAGTTCCAGCAAAAGCCTTAAACATAAATGGTTCCGCTACAGTTCGTGCAACACAAGGAGAGTCACGCGGCCTTGGGTTTGATGATGATAATGGTATCTTGGGAATATCTGACGGCTCAGCTAACCAAACATATGCGATACCAGAATCTCCAGTAATTGGTGGAAGCGTAGAGATATCTATCTCTGGTGTTAAGTTTACGTATGTTCCATACCTAATTGATTATCAGTCTTACGACCCAGTATTTACCACTATAACTGACTCTAGAGGCGTAACCTATGTTCAATTTGGTGACGGTATTAGCGGCCGCATTCCAAATAACGGAGCTGAAATATTATCCACCTACCGTGTAGGTGGGGGTAAGAGCGGAAACGTTGCTGAAGGAACTATTAAGTTTTTGTTATCAAACCAAGCAATTGGTTTAACTGTAAATAACGTTACCGTAGGTTTGAACTCTGGAGCAGGTAGTGGTGGTGCAGACCCTGAATCTACAGACTCTATTAGAGTAAACGCCCCTAAATCTATTAGGGCATTGAGCAGAGCCGTATCCCTATCAGACTACTCTAGTATTGCTATTCAAGTACCTGGAGTTGCAAAAGCTAACTCTATATCAGACGTATATAGCAGCGTTACTATATTCATTGCACCTTATGGTGACTCAGGACTTCAATCAGACGGTATTACTTCCTCTGATGTCTTTAACAATTTAGCTGAAGACGTAGGGGATTTCTTTACTGATAAAACGCCTCCTGGTACAAGTATTACCCTACAACCCCCAACATATGTAGATGTAAGACTAAAGCTAAACTGTGTAATACTTCCTCAGTATAGGAGTGCCCAAGTTACAGCATCTATAAATGAAGCGCTAACTGAGCTATTTGATTTTGATAACGTGTCCTTTAATGACACCATCACTATTCAGGATGTTCTAGGAACCCTGTCTGATGTAGAGGGTGTGTCTAGGTCTACAATTAATAAACTTATTAGAAAAGACGAAGATAAAGTATTTTCTATAAATAATAAACTGTTAAATAACAACACAGCCACCCTAACAACCAGCGCTACTCACAACTTAAAAGTTGGAGAAACAGTATTAGTATCTGGAGTAGATAGCACATTTAATGGAACCTTTGTTGTAACAGCTGTAACCTCAAATACGTTCTCCTACTCTTTAATAGCAACGAACGTTACTAGTGCAGCTGTAAGCCCTGTAGGAACTGTAGCTTTGTTAGCGGTAAAAGATATTGTGTGCTCGGTAAATGAGCTGCCTCAACTAGAGACAACTAAAGTAGCAGGCGTAGTCTCAATTATCGGTATTGACCTAACAACTAGTGGAGGCATTAGTTAATGGCACGGTATGGTCTTGATTACTACTCCGCCCTTAGTTTCCCATTAAGTTACTACGGTAGCGATAATCCACTTAACTACAGCGCAGAGCCTGTAACAGCCCTGTCTTCGGGTTACCATAAAGTAACTATTAAGTGGTTTAGCCCAGTAGGTGCGTGGGTAAAGTTAAGGATTGTAAGAAGCCCATACGGATTTCCAGTAAACATATCAGATGGTGATAGCGTATTTGAAACTACCAGACGTGCAGACCCACAAGTCTATACAGACACAACATCCTTTGTAAACGCAGATTCAAAAATATATTTTTACTCGTTATTTGTTTTTGACTCAATACAACTGACGTGGGTATTAGCTGGTCGAGTGTCAGGAATGTCAGTAAAAGACTACGGAACAGCTGACAAGATGTATGACTACCTACCACAGATATACAAGCTAACTACACCGTATATAGCTTCAATACCAGAAGATAACAATGATTTATATAACTTTGTATCTTTATTTGCGTTTGAACTTGACCACACCAGAGCCTTGGCAGAGCTTATAACAGACCGTTATAACTTTGAAAAAGTAACAGCATCTACTATCCCACTGCTGTTAAATCAGTTTGGTATTAGATACGAACCAGAAATTGGCTTTCAACAAAACCGCATACTTGTTAGAGATTCTGTACAGCTAACAAAAGAAAAAGGTTCTGGACAAGGAATTCGTGAGTACATAAAAGGATTTACTGGATGGGCCTGCCCGTCCCCAGTTGATGGAACACCTAACCCAACTATTGATGGGTTACAGGTAAGTCACAACCTAATGCTTGATTACAATGACTCATCATTTGAAGAGGGGATTGGTCGTTGGACATCTCCTGATAGCACAGGTTCTATATCTCAAATGGGTACCTTAAAAATTAGTAAATACCAAACCAACAATAACAATCTTCGTTTAATTGTTGGAGCTCATGGTTACCGTATTGGGGATAAGGTAAACATAACTGGATTTAAAACCCCTGCCTACAATGTAACAAATGCAGCAATTACAGGTAGTAGCGCTACTGAATATATAGAAGTTATAGTTACTACACCAGACATTTCTTTGACTAGTGCACTTAATGAAGATATAGGGAAATACCCTACCGTTTCTCCATCACCAGTACCAAGAGCAGAACCTACCGCTCCATCTTTGTATCCTAACAAACAAAAGGGAATTTTATCTGTAGCCAACAACACTGCATCTCCCCAAGCAATCACTGTTGCATGTGGAAGCGGTTCTCCTAGAACCCTAGGAATTCCCGTAATCTCTGGAGACACGTATACCTTTAGCGTATACAGTGCAGCTCTCAGCACTGCTCGAAGCCTTACCGCAGGTATTAGATGGTATGACAGGTTTGGAACCTTTATGTCTACCACCACTGGTGACCCTGTAACAAATGCAACAGGCTCACTTTCTACTAGGGCAGTAGCTACCTTTGCAGCTCCTTGTAACATCACACTCAACTCTTTTGCTGCAACCGCTGGTTCAGGATATGTTGACGGTGTTTATACAAATGTTCCTTTAACCCATGCGGGCGGTAAATTGTTTTCTACTGCACCAAGAGCAAACATTGCTATATCTGGTGGGTCTGTAACCTCTCTAGTTATTATCAATGGAGGAAAGGGCTCAGATACAACCACTATCTTTTCTTTTAACAGAGCATCTATTGGTAGTGCCACTGGTTCTGGTTTCTTAGCTACAGTATTTAGAGTACAAGAATCGTATTACGCTGCACCCACTATAGTTGTTTCTAACGTAGCTAACGCGGCTAGCGGCGAGCGCCATTACTTTGACTGCGCTCAATTTGAAAAATCAGCAACAGCTACTGACTTTGATGAAGCTAGACAAGTACACATAACTATGAAGGCTAACCGTATTAACGAAATTAAAAACCCAACCTTTAAT